AATCGCCTCTTGCGTTGATTGAGCGTGCTTTTTCTCTGCTTGCTCTAATCGTCTTTGCATTTCAGCAACAGACACCATCTTTTCTGGCTCAGGAGTTGGCCCTGCAGGGACTTCGCTTTCTGGTGCGCCAGATTCGGCTTGAGGCTCTGCGCCTTCTGCAAATAGCTGTAAATTACGCAAGTTCATGCGTAACATAGATTTATTTTTTGCCATTTTAGGCTCCTTTCTTTACGCTTTTACGGGCAACCTCCCCGAACTCATGCACCTTTTTACGTCCTAAGCACGGTTTGGACAAAATAAAAAACCGTATAGCTCTATACAGTTATTTTTTTAAACCTTCTTCCAGGCCGTCTAAAAATGATTTGGAAATTCTTCTGTGCATTGCTAACCAGCGGTGTTTAGGTAAGAAAAAACATTTTATCTTTTGAAATATTTTCATTATTCGTCTTCCTCTGTGTAATCATAATCATCTAGCGTGCTACCGCCCGATTTATATTTCATCTTGATATGACCATAAGCCGAACAGCGACAATTTGGGTGCATTGGGAACATGTTCACGCCCTTTTCAACCTTGTCAATAGGTATTGCCTTTCGGTCAAGTGGTCCGCATATATCGCAAGCCCCCGGCTCTGCTACATAGATCATGTGTGTGAAGTCGTTGTCCTTTAGCATAGCAAGCTGAGTGTCTGCGTTAATGCGTGCTATTTCGGTCTTCAATAGACGCTTGGCATTTTCTTTGCTGGTACCGTACCGATTGGCCAAGAGCTTGGCTTCTTGCTTGTAGCCCATCATATCCGTATAGATACGGTTGAGCGAAGAGAAAACGTCTCTTTGTAAGTTAGCATGTAAGCCTGTCCTGCCCCAGACACGACTAGAGAAATTTTGGCCGTAGAAATCGGCGTCTAAGATGCTCTTCATGCGTTTTTCTGCTCCGCTGGAAGAAACACCCAAAATACCAGCTTGACGCTTATATTCGTTTAGAAATTCGTCTGCTCTGGCCTTATCGAAGACTTGGTTGACGTCCGCTGTTAGATTTTGCATTTCAAGGGCTAGCTCAGCCTTTAAAAGCTCTAATCTGCTGACCTTCATCTTCAAATTGTAGGTCCTGAGCATACTATTTGTCTTGTTACTGAAGTCTCTTGTCTTGACGGCCTGTCTGGCCTTGTCGTTGAATTTAGTAACGTCAAACTCTGAGGCTCTTTTCATTGCCTCTTGTTTGGTCAGGCCCTCTTTACCGGCATAGGTCATGTAAAAACGGTCTATCTCGGACTGCAAGCGGTCGTATGACTCCTTATACAAGCTAGATAAGAGCTTGTCCCGCTCTATATCCCGCTTAATCAGTTCAGCCTGAGCCTTGCGCTCGGCGTTGTATAGCTTGTTATTCCTCTTCTGGCTGTTCGTCATCTTGGCCACCTACAATCTGGCTGATCTCTCCGTCACTTGCCCCTTGCTCTTTCAAAATGCGTGACTGTTCGGTCTTGTAGTCCGTGAAGCTTGCATTGTTCATCAGGGTTTCTTGTGACAAGGTGCCTCCTGCCTCAATATAGGCTTTAATTTCGGTCCAAACGTCTTGTGGAATATTCGGGTGGAAGGTAAAAGTCAGCTTGTTGGCTTCAATAACCGATCCATTGATAGCCTTGTGGACATTGCTAATAAGTTCATATCTGCGACGTAGGGCCTTTGTGTAATAGGTCTCTTTGTCCTTGCGGACTTGTTCAAGACCTATCATCTTGTAGAGCAAGGCAATGCCCGAAGATGTAGAGTTGAAGCGGTCATCATCAAGATTAGGAATCCGGCTGAACCTGTGAATATCATTCGCTAGACGGTTCTTATAGGCCTCTGTCCCGCTAACATCATATTTCTTGTAGATGTAGTCTGCGTCGGCTGTGGTCTGTTGACCGTTGGCGCTTATTCCAGTCTGTAGTAGTAGCGTATTAGCGTCTTTCATCTTGGCCACGTTATCAGCGCTTGCTCCGATAGCCTCAAGATCTCCCTTGATTAATAGCATAGCGTCGTTGAGATCGCTCATGTAGTTAGCTGTGTCAGACTGGCCAGCGTCGTATGCGTCGATTAGTGAGATTTCGCTCTCATAATCACCCATTCTAAAGCGATTATTCCACCACTCGACGACTGGGACATCATTATATTCATGCTTATTAATCTCTGCGATTGCAAGCTTGATAGAACTTGCTGAGAAAGGCTTAAATGCTATGATTTGGTCCTTGGTGTAGATTGTCGGATTTACCTTATCTGCAAAAATCGGAAGGTGTACAGCACAAATGATGTTCTGTTCTACTGTTAGATCACGGATAACGAACATTTCAAGCGGGCTAATTAAAACCACTCTATCTACATTATCCCGATCCCTGAAATGATACTCAAAGGCCCGTCCGTAGACGGAAGCGTCAAAGGCTAGATCAGCATTTAGGGCGTTGATGTCATTCTGCCACTCGATCTCTTCGATAGTCTTTAGTTGGTCCATGTTAGCACCCTCTAGGACCCCGATTGTCACCGGATTTCCGATTACATAGCTAGTAGCAAAGCCTGAAATATATCCGCCCCACTTGTGACGAACTCGATAGTCTGCCTTTTCATTATCAAGCCGTCTATGGCCTGATAAGATGCTGTAATTGTCGCCCTTGGCATACGAGGCTAGGACCTTCAAACGCTTTTTCTGTGAGTCAAAGAACGTCTGTATCATGTCCCTTAGAGCCTTCCGGCCTGCGTCTGTATTTAGTAAGTCATCTGCTGACGTATATCTAAATTGCTCGTTCGACAACGTGCCAAAATACAGGCTGTCAAACCTCGTCTTAGTCACGTTATCTATTCCATGCTCAAATTCGTTTACTTTGTCCATTCTTACCTCCTGAACATCTTATTAATCTTGCTGATTGCCTTATCAACGTTTACGTCTTTCTTGGTCTGGTAAATGCGGTCCTGCAATGCGTACCTGATAGCGTCTATACAGTGATTGTAGCTATCTACTGGCTCGTTAATGTATTCATTGGTCTTCTTGTCTTTCTTCCATGTATAATTTTCAAGCTCTTCAATCAGCTTCACACACCGTTCATCAACTATCCAGTCGTACTGCAGTAGATACTGGATCCCTTGCATGACCGATCCGGGACCTTTCTGCACATCTACAACCCGTGGTATTCCAAGGTTCCGCAATTCCTGATTGGATTTCTTCTCTGCTGAATCAGCCCGTATCTCTTCCTTGGCATACCCAAGGGCCTTGATACTCTCTGCGATTTTGTCATTGGTCAGGTTCTTTCTAACAAATTCTTCTAAGACGTACAGCTTTCTGTTTTCGTCGTCTATCCTAACGTGCATTAATGCTGACGGGTCGTTGATAAATCCGTAGTCAAGACCAAAATAAGCCGGCAAATGTGCCAGCTCGTCTTTGTTTAATAACCTCTTTTCGTACTTCGGAAATACCAGTTTGTCCAGCGTTGCGAACTCACCCAGAGCATAAATCTTGTAGTATGCCTCGTTACGATTGGCCAACTCCTCGATATTCTCTATCGTGGTCTTGTCAAGAAATCGATTATCCTTGTAAGACGTATGATAGACTACTGTATTTTTCGGGCTTTTGACAAAAAAAGCGTTGTAGGTCCAGTTGACCTTCGATACTGGGTTAAACATCAAGAAGATTTGTTTCTTCTTGTGTTTCTTATCCCGAAGACGAAGCGTAAGCTGTGTATAGTCATCAAGAGTGAACTCGGAAGCTTCTTCCATGACTATATCCGAAATACCCTTGATAGACTTGATTTTCTCTGGGTTATCAAGACCCTTGAAAATAAACTCGGCGCCATTTGGTAGCTTAATCCGATAAGCCGAATTATTGACCTTGCACTTATCAAGCAGGCCCCAAGCGTCCAGACATTGCTTGACGTCCTCAAAAATCGAATCGTAGACCGTAGAGCCTACTTTCCGAAGAAATAGGACCTTGCGGGGATATTTCCAGTCTTGGCAAGCCTTAAATACGACCTTTTGAATAACGCCGTGGCTCTTGCCGGAAGAGGCCCCGCCATAATGGACTTCTGTAAAAGTTGAATAGTCTGTTAGCTTGTCGTATATATGCTTGTTGAAGACTCTGCTTGGGTAGTCAATGACTATTTCGATCTTGGGTCTACTCTTCGTCAGCATCCCAATCACCAACTTTAATTTCGATAGTCTTTTGGGTTATATCAATATTATTTTGATACATGCCTAACGTCTTAGCGTACTTGTCAGAGGCCGATAGCATAACTGCTAAATCAGGCGGGACCTCTTTGGCTACCTGGTAGCCCTCGCCATCACCGACGAGCTTTACATCTTGGATTTCACGTCTGATGACCTTGGCCCAGAACTGCTGTATGTCCACCGATGTTAGCAATGACAGCTCCGTTCTGCGCTCGTCGAAGGCTTTTTTTAGCGTTTCAACGACAGGTGGAATGTGTACATACTTTTCCATGCCTGCAAGCATGTTGTGAGCTATCTTCCCAGCGCTTCTCTCGCTAAATCCTGCTTCTTTGGCTGACTGGGTGCCATTCTGGAACCCGTTGGCCATGTAGTTTAAAATAAAGGATTTCTGCCTGTTCCTAGAGGCCGGCCAATCAGACATAAGGTCATTTGCTATTGTCTTTAGTTCTTCAATCGCTAATTTCTCACGGTCATTCATTTCCTGACCTCCTTTCAAGCAAAATAAAAAGCCACTCAATGAGTGACCGTATGCGGTAAGTGGGTGCTTCCCCCACCAGAGATTTATATAGCGCTACTTTATCTCTGTCCTACAGGTTAATCAGCCTAAATCTAATTACCGCCCTATACCTCTACTGTGATAGCTACTCACAGAGATATAATGGGAAATACCGGAATCGAACCGGAAGAGGTTGCATGATTTTTTGAAAAAGGTTTTTAATCATTATGTAAGCTAGAAGGTTTTAATCCACATGACAACAAAGGAAAATTTCAGACCTCTTAACCATTATTCCCTTAATGCGCCCAGCCACGGAAGGCGCTACTGTACGAATTTCTATTTTTTATTGTTTCGTGGCTAAATAAAAGAGAGCCTGAAATTGCATCAGGTAACGGCCTAGTGCCCTCTCTTAACCTTGGGAGTTTAAAATGAAAATGAAACGAAACGTCAATTAGATCCTATCCGGTTCTCTTGACAATACTATTTTATCACTTAAAATCCCTTGTGGTTCCCGCAATTTTACCGCAATTTTACCGCAATTTTACCGCTTTTCACAAATTAAGATGCCATTTCGATATTGCCAAGCAAAGGCAATCAAGGCCCTATCTAGCAATTCCTGATAGCGGGTCTTCTCTATGTCTAATCTATCATAGATCGCAATCGCCGTTTCAGGGACCGTTTTAGTAAATCTTGAGTGCAAAATAAATCGGTAAGTTGGGTTAATCAACCTTGAAATAGCCTGCTCGATCTCTTCCAACTCGGCATAAGCATCTACCCTGTGAACCGCCAGATTCTCAACTTGTCGGCTTGGTCCGCCTCCGCCTCGTGGCTCGAAGGTAAAATCCTGCGTGATCCTCTGGATTGGTTCGTCACAAGCAATCTCACGCCATACAGGGTATTCCTTGAGCTTGTCCTTGGCTTTCTGGATCGTGGCCCGTTCGTCTATTTCTGGCAAGAGCGGGATAGGTCTTTCTTCAAGCATGCTATCTCCTCATCACATTCTTTTATTTTTCGTTTTAGCCAGTCTCTACGCTTAGAAGCTACCTGCAGGCAAAAGCTGTTTTTGATGATGGCCAAACTTTCAGGCTCTAGGTCCCTCAAATAACATTCCTTGGTATGTTCTAGCTGTTCAATCCTACTTTCTAATTTTGATGTCATTTTATTACTTTCCCATCAAAAATCAGCGTGATTGTTCCTGTGCCGTCTTCGTTATCCTTGGCATAGGCTCGACAATCGGCCTTGTATTCTCTGCCGTCTATGGTTATACTGCGTTTCATCTTATCAACCTTGATAATGGCACCGCTAAACGCTTTAATTCTCATTTCTCTTCTCCTGCCTCAATTTTAATATTGTCAAGATCGATCCCTTCGATCGTTGCACGCTGTACAAGTATATTAAGATA